TGCATCCGCCTTAAAAACAGGGAGTTAACGTTAAAAACGAGAGATTATGAAAGAATACAAAACAAGACAAAATGTGACATTTTTAGCCCAAATGTTTTACCAATGTTTTACCGCAGGGTATTTCGGGGGTAAAACATAGGGATAAAACGGTAAAACAGTAAAACATAAAGGAAATCTATGATAACAACGAATATAATATTTGATAGGAAAAAGCAATCAAAGGCTCTCGGAGTCGGTACGCTGGAGGTGAGAATCACGGCTGAGCGGAGGTCATACTATATAAGTACAGGCATCCGCGTGCGTAAAAGCGAATGGAAGGCCGGGCAGATTGTCAACCGTCCCGACTCTTCCACATTGAACGAACGGCTGGCAATCATCTACGAGATAGTAAGCGACAGGGTGAACGACAGCATCAAGGCCGGTGAAGCGATTAACACCGAAGCCATCCGCAGTAAGGTGTACCAGGCATCGGAGGCGATGAGCGACGAACCCGTGCTGCTCGACTGGATAGAGGAACAGATACCACAGCTGAATCTCGTGGACGGGACTGCAAAGCACTACCGCACGCTGCTTGCCCGGCTGATAGAGTATGGCGACATCAAGACCTGGCAGGATGTGACTCCTGAGAAGATAAGCCAGTTTGACGCTTGGTTGCATCAGCGCAAGACCGTCAATGGAGACAGGATATCCGATGCCGGTGTGTGGAAGTATCACAAGTGTCTGAAGGCTCTGCTCAATCGTGCCGACAGGTTCGGGAAAATAGACCGCAACCCCTACGAACGGCTCAAAGGCCAATTCAAGCGAGGCGACAGGGAGAGCGTCGAGTATCTGACTGAGGACGAAATGCGGCAGTTCGAGAGTATCATCCTGCCTGCTGGGTCGATGCTCGATATCGCGCATGACCTGTTTGTCTTCCAGATGTATACGGGCCTCAGTTTCTCGGATGCTCAGGCTTTCGACATCAGCGACTATAAGTGGGACGGCAACCGATGGAGTAACACAGGCGAGCGAATCAAGACGGGCGTGCCTTACGTGTCGAGCCTATTGCCGCCAGCCGTGCGAGTGCTGGAGAAATACGACATGCAAGTGCCGCGAATCAACAATGCTGACTACAACCATCAGTTGAAAGCCCTCGGCCTGTTGGCTGGTATCAAGACTCGCCTGCACTCCCATCTTGCCCGCCATACCTTCGCCACCTACATGCTCCGCAATGGCGCAAAGATTGAGAATGTATCGAGGATGCTTGGACATACGAACATCACCCAGACGCAACGCTATGCGAAGGTGCTCGCGCAATCCGTCCACGACGACTACGACATGATTGCCGAGAAGCTGGGAGATGCTCGTCGCACGAAACCAAAGAACCGTAGAACGAAATAATTAATGTCTAACTTTTAAAACTTTAAATTATGGGAATCCTTATTTTTATTATCATTGTGTGTGTGATTGTTATGATGTTCAAGTCGCTTGCGCATCAGCACTATTCCCACGAGGATGTGCAGCGCGAACTGGCTGCGAAGTACACAAACCAAGAGCAGGAGAAATCCGACGACGGCCTCTTGGCCAATGCCCGGCTGCTTATGCGCAAGACTGAGGCGATGATTCAGGCCGACCTCGCGGGCAATCAGACCGTCCACGATGCCATCATGTCTAACAACTACAGCGGACCTCTCCCCGAACGTCGTGACGATGGCGGTTGGCTCTCGGTCTTCGATAATCTCCGCATCCTGAAGATTGCTGGCATCAACCGACGCGAGGGCATAGACAGATACGTCGGGCGTGTCGACTGTGCCCTGGTGCCCGAACCTGACAATGAGTTTGACCCCGAGGCGATAAAGATTGTTGCCGACGATAGACATCACCTCGGATATATCCCAGCCGACCAGACCGCCTTCGTGCGCTCACTGACAGCCGAAGAGTTTCCGTATAAGGCTACAGCCTTCATCGAAGAGAAGGAAGATGAAGTCGACGGGCATCGGTTCTTCGTGGGATATGTGTATATCAAACGACTCGACTGAACGCGCTCAAAGGCGCAATAATATTAACCCATTAAATTATTAAACACTATGAAGAATTTCAAAAATGCCCTGACCACAGGCGACAGAAAGGTGGTACGCGTCCTCGTTGGTATTATTGCCGTGTCAGCAATCCTCGCAACCCTTACCGCCTGCACCAAGGATGACGCTCCCGATGGAGGTGGCCGTGTGAGTATCTATGTGAATGGTGACAGTCTGAAGGATCATCGCGTGATTACCTTTGCCTGTCACGACATCAGTATCGTGGCGATGGGAGGCGATAATGCCGCCACCCGCGCCACCATGAGCGAGGTCAGTATGACCGACCTCTGGCTGTTTGATTACATTGGCGACGAACTTAAGCAGACTATCCATCAGACTGCCTCGGATGCTGACTTTGGCAATCCTACGATCAATGCCGCCTATGGCGACCACACCATCTATTTCGTTGCCTCGCGTGGCGACAGTCCCGTCATCGATGGCACCACGATATCATGGACGAAACCCTCCGATACATTCTGGGCCTCGCGCTCCATCACTATTGCTCCGAGCACGTCGGCCAGTCAGACGGTAAGCCTTCAGCGCGTCGCCACCCGTCTGCGACTAACTGTCATGGATGAGATACCCGCCACGCTCGCACAGATATGTATCGCACCATCCCACTGGTACTACGGCATCGACTATCTCACAGGCGAGGCAACCGACGACCGCCAGACGGAGCGCACGATCAACGTGCCTGCATCGTATATCGGCACAACGGGCCAGCTTTATGCCAACTTCTATAGTATGAGTCCTTCGTCGGCATGGCAGACCGATATCACCATGAAGGCGAAGGATGCCGAAGGTGTCGTGATATCGCAGATAGGTATTGCCGATGTGCCATTAGAGCGTAACCGCGTGACGAATTATTCCGGCACACTCTTCAACGCTAATCGCACGGTTACTATTTCAGTCGATAGTGATTGGGGCGAAGATATATCCGGCACATGGTAAGCCGTGAGGCCATCGTGTTGCTTTTTTGTTTTCATAGTATTTAATTTGATTAACGAAAAAGGGGAGGCAGCGGCCTCCCCGATTTTCTTAGTCTTCAATACGGTCTTTATTAATTACATCCATCATAAATATATTTTAGCGAATTAAAGAATATACATTAAACAGGGTTCAGTATATACAATGTCTTGGTGTATGTTACGTAGTTATAGACTACCGTAAATTCAAGTCGGTAATTCGCTCCGTTCTGCATGAAAATACCCTCGATTGCCGTTGACTGGTGATATACGCAATCGCTGCCACTGTCAGCTGTCCAACTTGTAATGGTTCTGGTGCTGCCTTCTTGCGTACCATTCGCATATACTTTCAATGTGCAATCTTGATTTTTAAGTGTGCCGTACTCCTCGATACGCCAGTTGATGATATAGCCAGAACCCGTATTGGTCAACGTGTAACTTGCATCGAGATAGTTTGCAGAGGTTACTACGTCCATTTCTGTCGGCAGCAAACCTGCACGGCTGTCTGCTGATGCCGATGCTATCCTGTTGCCTGGCAGCGGAATCCATGAACCGATATTGCTTGCGCCGTCCTGATACTTCGCACTTGTGAAAAAGCAGTAGACCTTATAAGTGCCTACCGCCCAACCGTTTGCCGTTATGGGCGGGTTGTACACGCTCTTGGGGATGGTAATCGTATAGCCGCCATCACCCAGCGTCTCTGTAGCACTATATCCGTATATCTTCGTCGGGTCACTTGTATTGACAAAAACTGCTGTAAAATAGTAGGTAGACAACCTTGGATTAGATGAGCTGTTGTAGTAAATTATATCATCGAAAGACAATGCGTCTTCATCATCCTCGGCCATCAGGAACACACGATACTGAGACATATCCTTGTAAAGGTCTTGCGCAGATACCTTTCCACTTGGGTTTGCACGATGATTATATCCAGCGAAATCCGTCAGACGGTATGGCTGAGAACTTCCGCCTGTCGGTAATATGGAGTTCCAAACGGCTGACTGATTATCTACAGCCGATTTCGCATTTGCAAAAGAGCCGAAGCTGTTGAACGCTACACCGCAATTCAAATCCGTGCCCTTCCACCATGTAGCCGTATCTTTCCATTTGTTTGTCGTGAAGTCCCATTGCCCAAGCGTGTTTATCAAGTTCAATCGGACAGGCTTGTATTTTGCAAACATGTTTATCATGCTCGACTTGCACAGCGTGCCCAAGTCAGGACTCGAAGAGCCGAGGGCACGCTGCACGTCGTAGATGCTGACAGGGGCTGTGATTATTCCGTTAGAGTATGACATTATTATTCCTTTTTAATCAATACTTCTCCTAATTCCTCAATCTGGGCAAACGTCCAGTCGTTAGAGAGTGCGAGGCGGTCGAAGGCATCGGGCGTGAGGATGGCGGTCAAGATGGTGGTCTCTTCTTGTGCGAGGTCGTCAACAGCCTTGTTTACGAACTCCACCATCTGTTGCTGCTCCATACCCTCTTCGCGTGCT